CAAGAAAGACATCAAAGAAGATGAAAAGACTGACGCTGAAGAAGAAGGCTATTTAGATGGTGAAAAAGATGCTGATGAAGACATGGATGACGAGGATGAGGATATCGACCTTGAGGATATGTCAGAAGAAGATCTTAAAAAATTCATCGAAGACGTAATTGAAGACATGGTTGGAGCTGGCGAATTAGAAGCTGGTGAATCATTCGAAGATGACGTTGACGTAGATGTAGACGAAGATGGTGAGTTAGAAGTAGAAGATGATATGGATACTGCGGTAGACGTTGAGTTGGACGAAGCTAAAGAAGAAATTGAAGAAAAACAAGGGTACGATGCAAGATTAGATGATGCTGAAGGCGCTAAACATGGTAAGAAAAAGCAAGACATGAAACAACGTCGTGCTGACTCTGAAAACATGGAAAAAGCTAAAGGCAAAAGAAAATTCTCTGGTGACTCTAAGATGAAAGAAGAATTAAGAGAAGCTTATGCTACTGTTAAGACTTTAAAATCTGAGTTAAATGAAATCAATTTATTAAACGCTAAGTTACTTTACACTAACAAAATCTTTAAATCTAAAAATTTAACTGAAGCACAAAAGGTAAGAGTATTAGAATCTTTTGATAAAGCTACTACAGTAAAAGAAGCAAAATTAGTATTTTCAACTGTTAATTCAGGATTAAAATCTAATAAAACTCGCGTAAATGAAAATTTAGGTAGAGCTTCTAAATCTGCTGGTATGGCTGTAAGAAAAACTGCTAAACAACCAATTGTTGAGTCAGATGAAATGGTAAAAAGATTCCAGAAATTAGCTGGTATCCTTTAAAAAACAATTAATTATTAATCAAAACTAAAAAAAGAAAATGTCACAATTAAATTCACTTTTAGAATCGGCTAATTCTTACAAATCACTGCAAAGTGATGCTGCAAGATTAGCTAACAAGTGGTCCAAAACAGGATTACTTGAAGGCATGGCTTCTGAGACAGACAAAAACAATATGTCTATGATCTTAGAAAACCAAGCTAAACAATTAGTAACAGAGAACTCACAAACTGGTGGGGGAAATGCTACTTTTAATGCAGGTACAGGTGCTGCTGGTCAATGGGCTGGTGTAGCTTTACCTTTAGTAAGAAAGGTATTTGGACAAATCGCAGCGAAAGAATTCGTTTCGGTTCAACCAATGAATCTTCCTTCAGGTCTAGTATTTTACTTAGACTTTCAATATGGTGGTACGCAAATTGGATCTCCAGCTGCTGGAGCAAATGCTGCTAAACAACCATTTGCAAATGGTACTTCATTATACGGTACTAGAACGGCTCCAAATGCTGCAGGTGCAGCTGGTAGAGCTCCAGGATTTGGTAACTTAGCTACTGGTGGTCTTTATGGCGCTGGAAGATTTGGTTACTCAACTCAAAATTATTTCCCTAATGCTGCAACTGCTGCTATTTGTGCTGTAGGTAACGCGGATTTCTATCTAGATTTAGATGCAGATTCAACTTTCCCATTCGCATTAACTGGTATTGCTGCTCAAGCATTTGACGGATTACAACAATCAGCTGCTACAACAGTAACAAAGGTTAATTCCCCTGCTACTACTTCAGCTATTGCTGGTAACACAATGTTACAAACATTTGCTGACTTAGAAGCTGTTGAAGGTTTCTACTTAGGAAACGTAACTAATGCTGGTGCTGCTAACCAAACATTTAACTTGTTTGCGAATTCATTACCTGCATTTACAGTAATCAGACAAGGTGCTTATTTCCCTGCTGTAACTGTTGGTGCTGCTTCATATATTGGTGCTGCTTCAACTGTTCCTTTAGCTGAAGTAGGTGGTGTTGCTATTCCATCAACTGCTGCTGGTATTGACTTAAATGTTAAACCAACAACTTCAACTTCTGTTAGTGGTATTGGTCTTACTTTAAACTTCTTTGGTGTTGCCGGTGGTGCCACTACAGAAATTTATGTAAACAATCCAGGTACAGGATATGCTGCTGGAGATATTTTAACATTCTCTGCTGCTGCTAGACCTACTAGTGCTAATGCCAATGTTGTTACTTTAACATTAGCTGCTGGATCTATTCCGGTTGCAGGTGTTATATCATGGTTCGGATTAGGTACTATTAGTGCTGCTGGTGTAACTGCAGGATGGGTAACTTCTCTTGTTGCTGGTGGTATTAATAACGTTACTACTGGATTTGTTTGTCAACAAACATTACAACCAGTTGATAACAACAGAGGTGATTTTGAAGATGGAAACAGTGCTTTAGGACAAGCTGTAGCTCCAATTACTAACACTCCAATCGCGATTCCAGAAATCAACGTTGCAATGTCAAGTGAAGCTATAGTTGCTAAAACTAGAAAACTGAAAGCTGTATGGACTCCTGAGTTTGCTCAAGATCTTAACGCTTACCATTCTTTAGATGCAGAAGCTGAATTAACTTCAATCATGAGTGAGTATATTTCATTAGAAATAGATCAAGAAATCCTTGGAATGCTAATCGAATCAGCAGGTGCTGGAGATGAGTATTGGAGTGCTACAAACAACTTAGCAATTAATGCTGGAGGTGTTGTAAATAACGCTTTAGGATTCTTTAACTCTCAAGGACAATGGTTCCAAACATTAGGAACTAAAGTTCAAAAACTTTCGAACATTATCCACCAAAGAACTTTAAGAGGTGGTGCTAACTTTATGGTATGTTCTCCAACTGTAGCTACAATTATCGAATCTATTCCAGGATTTGCTAGTAACTCAGATGGTGATGCTGCTAAAATGAGCTATGCATTTGGTGTACA